CCGCACAAAGTCTCGCCGAAGAACTGGCGCAGATCGGCGAGGCCGCACCTGCCGGAGCGTGGGCGGACTACGAAATGCACCGCCCGCAATACAGTCTCTACGAAGTCCGAATGGAGCAGTACCGCATGCGAGCCAGGGTGGCAGCTAAGGTCGCGGCACTCGTGCGCACCTACAAGGGCGCCAAGGCGATCCGGGATGCAGTGCTTGCCATGCCGCTGATTTCTGACGGCACCGAGACGCAGACCGAGCGCGAGGAACTGGCGCGGATTCTTGGCATTCCCAGCGTTACATTGTAAAGACTCAGAAAGAGCTTGACATTCCGGCATTGCGGCATTACAGTACAACCATCGTAAACGCACCGGAGAGCAGAGATGACCACCACGTACCAAGTTGTCAAAGCATGGACGCTTTCGGACAAAGGCAAAGAAATGGCCGACGGATGGGATCTGCTGCATGGTGAAGAATGGTGCCAACGGTTTGCGTTGAAGCGCGATGCGCTTGCTGCGATGCGCGAACTCCAACCCCGTCAAGGGCGCCCGCGCGCAATGTGCTTCATGGCCGCTCTTGGCCCCTGCGGAAAGTAACGCAATGAGCCACCCCACCACCCAATCCCGCGGCCTGATCCGTACAGAGTACATCCGGCCCCCGGTCCCGACTACGCAATTCGATTGGGTTGCCTACGTGGCAGACGTAGAGGACGGAAACGGAGAAGGTCAGGCATCGACGGCCTACGGGCAGACTGAGTGCGAAGCCTTGCGTGCCCTGTCTGAACAACTGGCCGTGCTTTGGCTGGAGAAGCCATGAAAACCACCCAAGCCCAGCTCGCGCACCGCAGCGAGATACACGCCGAGGCAATCGCAGCTAGCAAGCGTCCTGCGCACTGGCCTGCGCCTGGCGGCCCTACCCCAGACGAGGAGTTTGCCGCTGCCGATGCTGAGAGAGCAAAGCTCATGGAAAGCCAGCGTAACTACAAGCGCCGCGGCCGTCCCCCTCTCCCACTCGACCAGCGCACCAGAAAGCGGAATTACAGCATCAGGTTGACGCCTGAGCACATCGCAGAGCTTCAGAAGCGCGGAACCAAGGCTCTCGAAGCGTGGTTGCATGACCCGTATGCGGAGCCGCTATAGACTCAAAAGAATAGACATGGCACAATCCATGCATGGCCAACGCGAGAACACCCACAGCACCGGGACATGCACCCCGGCGCATCGCGGCACCAGCGCCCTCCCGGCAAGCATAGCCCGGCGGGCGTTGTTGTCTTAGGTGACAAAACCAGCATGCTCCGGCCACCGTTCACACTGCTACCAGTAGCAGCCGCAGCTATCATCACGCTCGCATTGATGCGTCGCCGCAAATGGCATTCGACCAAGCTAAAGCAGACGCCATCCTAGAGCAAGTCCGGGATGGCGCAACTTATCGAGAGATCGGCGCAAAGCTAGGCGTTAACGCTTCGACCGTCTGCCGATGGCTGGCTGAGAACGAAGAAATCGCGCAACAATCCGCGCGTGCGAGGGAAGACAGCGCCGAAGCGTGGCTAGATCGCGGGCTTGGCTACCTCGAAAGCGCATTGAACAGGGACAGCGGGCTAGACGCTGGCGCTGCCCGTGCTCTGGCTCAGGAGTGCGCAAGGCGTGCCGCGGTGAGGAATCCTCGATACCGTGAGAGCCAGAAGGTAGACCTTGAGCACTCAGGCTCGGTGAAGGTGGAAAAGGTCGTGCGGGAAGTCATCGACCCGAAGGCATGACGCTACCGCTAGTGTCTGGTAGCCTGAAAAGCGCCTTTAGACCGCCCCTAGCACTACCGCTAGTGTGACGACGCTCAGAATCCAGACCCCGCGGGCGTTTCTGCCGCTACTGGCGCCGGCCCGGTACAAGGGTGCATTCGGTGGACGCGGATCAGGTAAGAGCCACTTCTTCGCCGAAATGCTGGTGGAGGAACACATCACTCACCCGGGCATGCGCTCGGTGTGCGTCCGGGAGGTTCAACGCTCGCTGGCTCAATCGTCCAAAAGGTTGATCGAGGACAAGATCACATCCCTCGGGGTGTCGGCCATGTTTGACGTGAAGGAAGCCGAGATTAGAGCTCCAGGCGGCGGGCTGATCATCTTCCAGGGGATGCAGAACCACACTGCGGACAGCATCAAGTCGCTTGAGGGCTACCGCGTGGCTTGGGTTGAGGAGGCTCAGAGCCTGAGCCAACGAAGCCTTGACCTACTGCGCCCGACCATCCGGGCCGAGGACTCGGAACTGTGGTTCTCGTGGAACCCTGACCAGCCGACAGACCCTATTGACGCCCTGTTGCGTGGCGAGAATCCGCCGCCGAAGTCCGCAATCATCGAGGTGAACTACGAGCAAAACCCGTGGTTTCCTGCTGTGCTCCGGGCCGAAATGGAGTATGACAAGAAACGTGACGCGGACAGGTTCGCCCACGTATGGCGTGGAGCTTACAGACGGAACAGTGAGGCGCGGGTCTTCAAGAATTGGCGGGTTGACGAGTTCGAGATTGATGGAGTCTGGACGCTCAGGCAGGGCGCGGACTGGGGCTTTGCGGTTGACCCTAGCGTTTTGGTGCAGTGCGCCATTGTCGGCCGGACGCTATACGTGGCTCACGAAGCCTATCGAGTCGGGTGTGACATCGACTTTCTGCCTGATCTGTTCAGAACGGTTCCCGAGGCCGAGCGCTGGCCGACTATTGCGGATTCAGCCCGGCCAGAGACTATCAGCTACATGCAGCGTCACGGGTTCCCGAAGATTCTGTCGGCCATCAAGGGCGCCCGCAGCCTGGAAGAAGGCGTAGAGTTCCTGAAGACCTTCGATGTCGTGGTGCATCCTCGGTGCGTCCATACAATCGACGAACTTACAGCGTACAGCTACGAAACCGACCCGCTAACGGGGCTTGTGCTCCCGAAGCTGAAGGACAAGGATAACCACGTTATCGACGCTTTGCGGTACGCTTGCGAGGGTGCGCGCCGGGCTGCTCTGTCTAAGCCTAGCGGGTACGATTTCAGCAAGTCAGCGGCGCAGGGGATGCGGATATGAGCGACGTATTTAGACGCAAAGCAAACCGCTTCATTGTGTGGCTGTCTACCGGGCAGATGGTTCATAACCAGGCCCGCCGAGGCGCATTGGTGATGAGGCACTAGTTGTCGTAGAGGGCAAGCGCCGCCGCGTGGTCTGGCTGGACGGGTACCTCGTGGATTGTGGCTGCTATTGACACTTGCGCAACGATAGGCGCGTGCTATGATGGCCCATGGCCGACACGCTAGCCGATGCGCGCGAGCGCTATAGGGACGCCCTGGATGCTTCCCAATCCCAGCGCAAGCAGATCGAGGAAGACCTAGCGTTTTCCGATCCGGCGAACCCCGATCAATGGGACGCGGTTGAGAAGCTGCAGCGGACTCGTGACCCGGGAGGGTCGCGCCCGTGTCTGGTCATGGACCAGATCAGCCAGTACGTTAACAACGTTACGGGGCAGGTCGAAAAGAATCCTCCGGCTTTGCATGCTCTACCCGTTGACGGTGGGGCGGATCGGAAGGTAGCGGAGAAGCTAGACGGATACTTCCGGCACATTGAGCACGCGAGCCGAGCCCAGCAGCATTACGCGCGGGCTGGGACATCTGCCGGCCGGGCTGGGGTCGGATACCTGATCGTCCGCCCGACTCCGGTTGACCGGGCTTTGAACTATCTAGAACCTCGTATATTCAGCGAGGGCGATCCGTTGCGGGTGGTTTTGGACCCGTGGAGCCAGGAGATTGACGGATCGGACGCGGATATTGGCTGGTCGCTGATGGCGTTCGGCCATCGCGGGTTTGAGCTTGAATTCGGCAAGGATGCGGAGAAGGTTAGCTTCGGCGAAGATGCTGTGCGTCGCACATCGGATGAGCGAGAGTCGATCATCGTGGCCGAGCAGTGGATGCGGGTTGAAGAGAAGCGGACAACCATCGTCTTTACCGATGCTCAGGGCAATGATGCGACCTTGAGCAAGGATGATTTCGAGGCTGCGTTAGAGCGTGGTGAGCCGATCCAATTCCAGCGTGAATACACCGACAAGTACAAGTGCGTGAAGTGGTCCCGTATGAGCGGGGCCGAAGTCTTCAAGATGCGAGACCCGCGGACGGGGAAGATGGTGGAGGAAACCATCTACCCATCTTCATTCTTGGGCATTGTCCCGGTTTATGGCTATGTTGGCTGGTCCGGTGGCCGGATGACGTATTGCGGCATGCCTCGCAGGGCGAGAGAACCGCAGCGGGCCTATAACTACCATGTGAGCGAGGTGCGGGCTTACATGAGCATGGCCCCGAAAAGCCCATGGGTTGCGCCGGCTGCGGCAATTCAAGGGTATGAGGCTCTATGGGACCGGGCTAGCGCTGAGTCTCGAGCCGTGTTGCCATACAATCATCGCACGGAAGACGGCCAGCCCATCCCGCCGCCCCAACGGATGCAGGTATCGACAAACCTTGCGAACCACTCGCAGGGTGCAGAGCAGGCGCTGCGGGACATTCAGGCAGCGGTCGGCATGTATCAGGCAAATCTTGGCGCCCCGTCGAATGAGACTTCAGGGGTTGCGATTGAGAGCCGGAAGCAGCAAGGCGAAGCGTCAACCGCGAACTTCCCGGCTAACCTGTCGGCCAGCATTACCCAAGTCGGACGGATCATCATGGAGATGATCCCTCGACTCATCGACACTCGGCGCGAGGTGCGAATCCTCGGTTACGACATGTCGCCCAGTAAGGTGATTGTCGACCCGAAGCAAGGGCCGGCAATGCAGGAACTGCCCGAGGGCGGGATTGCGATCAATCCTAACGTGGGTCGATACGATGTCCGGGTCGTTGTCGGGCCGAGTTTCTCGACGCAGCGCAGCCAGACGAATCAGGCACTCAACGAGGTGATGTCGCGTAATCCTGCGTTGATGCCTGCGATTGCTCCGCTGTGGGCGAAGTCGCTGGACTTCCAAGAGGCCGACAAGCTCTCGCAGGTGCTAACCGCCATGGCGCCCGATCCTGTCAAGGCGATTCTTAATCCTGAGGGTGAGCAGGAGTCTGTCGGCGCGCTCAAGGCCCAGCTAGACCAGATGGGCGCAAAGCTACAGGAAGCCATGGCGATTGCCAAAGAGGCCGAGCAGGACGTACAGGCGGCTTCTCAGGAACTGGATGCCGCGAAGGCTGACACGGCCGCGAAGGTGGCCGATGCCGAGGCGAAGCAAGA